GGTATTGTAAATATCGCCTTTTCTTGCTTCTTCCAAATCATCTAACACAGGATCAAGTCCACTCAATATTTTAATAAAAGGTAAAGCCAGGTCTTCTTGACCTACATTTTCTAAGCCTTTACCCGCGTCTGCTTCAAAAATAGAAGCGTCCAACTGTATGACATTGCTGTCTTTCTTCTTTGATACTTCTTTACTAGCCATTGCTATTTCCTCTTGATTATTGCACGTTGTCCTACGTATGCGCCAAATAGCTCGGAAGGAAAACTATCGCCGTTTTCCACGCGCTCTCTGACCCACGCCTTGAGTGTCTGTGAATGAACATCTGTCTTTTGTTGCGGTGTGTAACCACTTTTCTCGGCAAAAGCCATGAAATCTACAGCAGTTTCGTCTTCGCCGCGTCCAAAAGTACAACTCACTACATTTTTAATCAAGTCCCCATAATCGTTTTTACGCAACCATGCAAAAGCTTCTTCTTTATCCGAGACTTTTATATGTGCGCCATACGTGGGTTTGATTGAAATTGAAGAACCATCATCTAATGTAAACCCAGTCATTCCAAGTTCTTGTAGGATTGACGGTAAATCTTCATCAGTGAGTTTTAAAAGTTCTTTCTTTACCGTCTTAACTTGTTTCTCTAAGTCGGCTAAAAGATCCTCTTTATCTTGAATAGCTTTGGCAATGTTTGCGACACTGTTCAAATCCTGATCTTTTGGGGTAGAATCTGTTGCGATTGCGTCTGATTCTAATTGTGAAAGAAAGTCGTTTTCCATCTTTAATCTCCGTGGTTCGTGAATTGAGGAATGTTTTACATTCCTAGACAAACATATTTATATCGCATATCATTATATACGTCAACACCTGGAGCAAAATAAATGTATAAATATAAAACGAAGCCGTATGAGCATCAAAGAAAGATATTTGAAAAAACGTGGAAAGCCAAGCAGCACGCGCTTTTTCTTGAAATGGGGACGGGTAAAACAAAGATTGCAATAGATACTCTCGGAGCATTGTACGAAGCCAATGCTATCAATACGGTTCTTATCGTTGCGCCAAAAGGTGTGTTCGCAAACTGGGTCGAAAAAGAAATACCACAACATTTGCCCGACCGCATAAATTCTAAAATGGTCCAGTGGCAACCTAACATAACTAAAAAGTACCGTGAAGCGTTAACCGAGTTAGCTGATCCGGGACACACTGATCTGCATATATTGGCTATGAACGTAGAAGCTTTATCTACTGTCAAAGGCGCGTCCAGTGCATTTAAGTTTTTAAAGATGAATCCCAACAACCTATTTATTATGGACGAGAGTACGGCCATAAAGAATCGCAAAGCATTACGCACAAAAAATGCGTTGAAAGCCGCCAGTCTGGCTAAATACAAACGCATACTGACAGGATCTCCAATTACAAAGAATCCTATGGATTTATTCAGTCAATGTGATTTTTTAAGTCCGCAACTGCTTGGATTTAAAAGTTTCTTCGCATATCAAGCACGTTATGCAATTGTTAGGAAAAGAGCTATGGGTATGCGTAGTTTCCAAGAAATTACTGGCTACCAACGTTTAGATGAACTGCACGGTAAGTTAGACTCGTTTAGTTCCAGGGTTTTAAAAGAAGATTGTTTAGATTTACCTGAAAAGATATACACATCAAGGCGGGTGCCGTTGAGTAAAGAACAGTTATCCGCATACGTGCAGATGAAAAAACTAGCTATCGCACGTTTAGAAAAAGGAGAGTTATCCACAACCACTAGCGTATTGACTCAAATAATGCGATTACAAGAAATATGCTGCGGGCATTTAAAGACAGATGATGGTGAGATACAAGAGATACCGAATAAACGTTTAGACGAACTACTGAGCACCATTGATGAAATGTCAGGCAAAGTAATTATATGGGCTACGTGGGTGTATGATTTAGAACGGATAGTCAATAAGTTAAAAGAACGATATGGTGAGGACAGTGCGGAAGCTTTTTATGGAGCTACGCCACAAGACAAACGCCAAGAGATAGTCAAAAACTTCCAAGACAAAGAAAATCCTTTACGTTTCTTTGTTGGTAATCCCAAGACAGGTGGTTACGGTTTGACGTTAACTGCGGCAACTAACGTAATCTATTGGAATAACGGCTATGATTTAGAAACACGCATACAATCAGAAGACAGGGCCCACCGCATAGGACAAAAAAATCACGTAACCTACGTAGACTTAGTAAGCCCGGACACGGTTGATGAAAAAATACTCGCTGCTTTAAAGGGTAAAATTGATATTGCTCAAGAAGTATTGGGAGAACAAAGCCGGGAGTGGCTAATTTAAGGTCTAGGAAGACTTCCTATGCCCTGTGCTTGACGTTCTCTGATAAGTGAAGAAGCCGGATCAAGTGGGAACATAGCCGCGTAGCGTGCTCTCTGGTTAGCGGTCTGCATAGGATTTACTGACGGTGACGCCTGAGATAGCTGTGGTGGTGGAGGCGTGATCGTTCTTTCTTCTTCCCTGTCTCGAGTGATTGCTTCTACCGGAGCAGCGACGGCTAACGGAGAATCTTTTAATGGTGGCACTAACAATGGAGTCTCGAACGCTTGACTACGTTGTCTTTTTCCTACTTGTTCTGCAGTATTTTCAAGCATTTTCAAAAAGTTTTCGTAGCCGCCTGGTTCAAACAACTCACTCAAAAAAGATATAAAAGCCGTATTAGGCGATCTCAAAAGAATATCTTCAGCGAGTCCGGCAGCCGCTCCCGGAACCTGTATAGTATCAGTACCTAAAGCCGAACCCCCTCTCGCACCGATATACCTAGCAACAAAAGTTTGAAAAAGTTGTTTTGATTTTGTTGACATATCTGGCAAAAGATCCATGTACGCTAGTTGATTTTGCATACGTTCCATAGCTAACGTAACGTTATCTATTTGATTATATTTAGCTTTATCAATAATTCCTTGTTTTAACAAAGTATCTGCAACGGAAGGTAAGTCTTTCATTTGAGGAAAAACTTCTCCTGTTTCAAAAAACACTTGACGGAATATCTTTGCGTCATATTTACCTATTGGTGTGAGATCCCCTGATTCAAAAATATCTTTACCTTTTATGTAACTTGCGTCTCGAGCAACCTGTATAAAAGAACTTACTAAACTATTGACGGCAGGTTCAAACACCTCTTTTGCTGGAACCTTTTTGCCTTTATACGTTACTGGTATGTTTGAAGTCCTTATTAAATTAACCTGTTTTATAAGGTTGTCTAATCTAGTTTGTGGATCTTTGCTTTCTAAAATTTGAAGGATCCTAAAAACAGGGCTGTCTACGTTAAGAATATCGCTCAAAGCATTTTTCTGATCTATTCTTTCTTGCATTGGGAGTATACCTCTTTCAGGCATACCCTTACCTTCTCTAAGGCCCTGGATAACTTGTTGAGCTTTAACTGGATCGCTCATGTCTTCAAACAATTCTCTTATGCTAGGATTTTGATCGGCAGCAGCTTTATACCTATTCATAAAAGTTTTAAGTTTTGCTTCATTTACTACAACTTGATCTGCATCAAATTGACCGGGTAATGCTTTTTTTATATCTCTTGGAATAAGCTTGCTTTGTGGTTTAGTTTCAAGAACGCCGTTAAGCAGCATACCTCTAATAACTTTAACTATACTGTTTTCTATAGTTAAAGCAGAGTTTTGAGAAATCGGTATTATGTTTTCTACAAGTGCTGTAAGTTCTGGATCGCCTACTTTTAACAATTCTGTAGCTTGATCTTCAAAAAACTGTCCAAACTTTTGTAATCCAGTAACCCTATTGCCTAATTCGTTAGGCCTGCCTGCAGCAAGAAGGTTTTCTGCAAAAACATTATCGTCTGAATATTTTAGGTCTTTAGCCATTTCACCGCCTTTTGTGCGGGAAAACACGTCATTTTTTGCTTTTGTAAAAGTGTTTGCCAAAATTAAAGCTTCTCGCGTTTCATCTAAATCTGTGTTTTCTAATAAATCTTTGAGTACATTTTTTCGTATGCGAGTAAGATACCTTCGTTCGCTTGGTTTTGTAACGGTATCTCTAAGCGCATCTCCTATCAAAGAACGAATCCTAATTGCATCACCAACCGTCATAATCTGTGCCGGAATATCTGGATCGTATTGTATCTGACCAGCTTGCGCTTGCGCTTGTGCTTCTAATTCTTTATCTAAACGCCTACGCTCTTTAGCCGGCATATCTTTAGGGAATCCACCGACTTGTTCTCTAATTCTTCTTGGCGGTAATATACCGGAATCTATATCAGCAACTAATTCAAATAGCTCATCATCAGTCATGCCACGAATATCTTTATTTTTTATACCCGCTTTGTCTAAAGATTCTTGAAGATCAGCGGCTATCTCAACTTTATTTTGATATTCATCTAACCTAACTTGGTCGTCCGACTTGGCTATATTGTTTTCTAAAGCATCATAAAATTCATCACGACTTAATACCTTTCCTCCCGGACCAGCCGTAAACTCATTTATTCCATATCCCGGAAAATAACCCTCATCTATGGCTCTTTCCATAAGGCCATCAATGCTACTTTCGCCGCCTCTTTTCATTCTATGTGACGGCAATATTTCTATACCAAGTGGCAGACCCGTACGAGGATTTTTTTTCCGTGAGATTTTTGCGTCGCGACCCATAGAAGAAACAAGTTCGCTCATTTCATCAAAGTCCGGATCAATGTTTCTAACAATATCTCTTATTCTTGGCACTTTTGGCTCTATACCCGGCTTCAAAATAGAAGGAATGGCTTGGCTTTTTCTTTTTGTTATGGAAGAACCATTTTGTAATTTAGATAAAAGTATCTTAAATTCACCGTCGCTCATTTTTTTCAGTTGTTCTTCAGATAACCTCCCACCAAATGCAATGTTTTGATCTATTAAAAATTTTATTGTATCGGGTTCGTTTCGAGTTTTAATTAATTCTTCGATTCCTTCCCTTTGATTCCTAATGTTTTCATCCATTAAAGCCTTACCCTTTAACTTAGGTGGCCTCTGAAGCGTGGGATCTGCTTTAGGAATCCTAGCTTTAATTTCTTCGATTAACTCAAGAGCTTTCTTGCCATCTGCACTTTTTATGTCACTAGCCATAAAACGCCCTTGTAGGGCAGCTTTAGCTTCATCTTCGTTAAGACCTTTTATAAGAAAATTGGGTTTTACGCTCGCAAGGTAATCTATTAATTCTGAATCGTATAAACGTTTTTCTATGTCTCTTGCGTAACTTTCTAATTTATTAATTGTTCTAACAATTATTTCGCTGGCTTGACCATCTTTAAGTATGCCTTTAGCTTTCATTTTATCTAATGTTTCTGTGACTGTGCTTAACTCGTTATGCAACAATTCGCCAATAAAATTTTCTTGCCTTTCTATAAATCTTTTTGCGTGAACGGCTATTAAGTCAGGCTCTCCAACTTTTATAGCGTCCCCTAAAGTTTTAGCCGATAAAACAAACGCCTTTTGTGTTGCATCACTCACTTGTTTTTTTAATTTAGCGTTTTTATTCATTGCTTCTCCTTGTAGACGAAGCACACCAAAATAAGCATCATACCCAGGAGCTTTAGGGTCAACGGGTATTATTCCAGGTGAAAGATATTTTTCTATTCCAGGAATTATCTCGGCTATTAATTCTTCTGCGACTCTCATAGTTTCTGCCGCGCCTCCTGGATTTAATCTTGTAAAATCAACGTTAGGACTGTGTATTTTTGGATCATAAGGGACACCCTCGGCCGCCGCTTTAGCCCTACCGGGGGACTCGGCATTTTTTACTATACCTTCGTAAAGTTTTATTAAATCATTTCTTGCTTTACTTTCTTTCTTGTCTCTTAGCTTGGTTAATATATTCTGAAAAGTTTCGCTCGGGTGCCTTAACGCTTGTCCAGCTTGTGCTGATTTTGCTGCAGCACCGCCAGTAATTCTGCTTAAAACCGAAGTAGGCACAACTAAACCAGCACCCAAAGACGTTAAAAATGACGTTACTGCGTCTCCGGGGTCTATCTGCTCGGCTACGCCAGCACCTACACCAAACGCGGTTGCAATCGGTACCTCTTGTCTTAAATAGTAATCTCGACCCGGGGCCCGTGCTCTGGTTGCCATGCGAGTAGCTACATCTTCTGTAGCCTGTAATGCTCGTAAACTCAACGGAGTTTTTGCATCAGGGTCGTATTTACGTAAATTGGCTAATATTTTTTTAGATCCAAAGTCTGCACCCGTGTCAACTAAAGCGGCACCTGCCTGTCCTGTAGGCATATCCCCTAATGCAGATTTAGCCAAGCCACGACGCAAAGCCCCACTGAAACTAAGAACACCACCCGTTACTTTTCCAGCTTCTCTAAACGGTTGATCTGACGGCAATACCGGTTCTTCTTCGCCTAATAAAAAATCACTAACAGATTTAGTAAGCCCGACTTGCTGATCGACAATAGATGTAAGTAAAGGTAATCCAATACCACCGAGAATAGCACCACCAAGTATACCCGCTGGACCCCCTGACACACCCAATGCAGCACCTGCTTTAACTCCAGGAACAAAAGTAAGTGCTTCTGGTATAGCACCTATTGCTCCGCGAGCCGTGGCCTCTCCAAGTACAGACAAAGCGCCACGATCTTCAATGCCGGTTAGTTTTGATATAATTTGTTGGTTATTGAATCCCGCTTCGGTAGCCGCTGTGTAATCAAAATCAACTTCTTTGGCTAAACGCTGGGCTATTTGACTCTCAGCTTGCGGTCGTGTTAAACCCATACCACCTTCGTCTTGATCTTCTACAAGGTAATTAAACGCTCCGCGTAAATCAAAATTGTCTACTTTTCTAACCATTTAATTAAAAAACTGATCTAATTGCTTAGAGACAGCTTCTGTGTCTCCCTCTAGTTTTCTTGAATAAGCAGCAGCTAAGTTATCGTATTCGCTTCGTATACTCTTTAACGAAGCCAAATCTTTTTTAGCTTTGTTTCTTTCGGTACGTGTTAACCCAGGACCTTGCATTACAGACTCTTGCTCACGAATAGCAAAGTCCATAACGCGACTTGACGCTCTAAACTGTGCTAGTGCTTCGCTGTCGTTATAAAAGAACTCAGCCGCAGGTACTTGCAGTCTAGCCAAACGTTCTTGCAGTTCTCTGTTTTCTCTACCTGCTAATGACTCCAATGCCCGAGTAAGTGCAATTTGAGTGAAACTGTCTAAAGTTCTAACAGCTTCTTCTGTTTCTTCAAAAGGTGCGTTTTCCATAAGAGTTGCTGTTAAAATTTTATTTGCGGCTTGTTTTAAAAAAGCATCAGAACCCGTTCCTTTGGTAATATCTACTCCCTCTAAACCAGATATGATTGGTTCGTCGAACGTGATTGGTTGTTCTTTTTGTTTAGGGGTAAAATAAGTTTGAGTTAAAGGGTTAAACAAACCTTGTGGATCACCACCGTTTGCCATGTGTTTTATTTCACCACCTTTCGCATAACCTTGTAAACCGTCTAAGAAAGAAACCATACCTTTATCTCTACGTTGTTGACCAACATCTAAAAGATATGAAGGAATGTTAGGCACTACGTACTCTCCTTGTGCATTTTGTCTTGGAGAAAACATTTGAGAAAAAATGTTATCTACGTAAGGTAGGCTTGCGCCTTCAGCGTACGCTTGCAAAATTATCGGATCACTTATTGTAGCCATTTGATGTCTTGCGCTACCAAACATTCCTCGTCTGTTTGCGTCGTTAGCTAATGCCTGTGCTTGTTGATCGGCAAACATTCCAAGATACGCTAATGTTTCTCTGGATTGTACTTGATAAGCATCAAGGCCAAGTCTAACGTTGTTCATGTAGTTATCAATGGCCCTTTGATTCTCGCTGTTGTTAAAAGATGTTTGAGCTAAGTTTGATTTTAGAAATTCATTACTAAAAGCTAAGTCGTTAAGTATTTCTTGTTTTGACTTACCTCTCATGTAATCCCCAAAGCTTATGTTTTCATCAAACAACGCATCTAAAAGACCTACCGGAGCGGTATCGGGTTGACGTAATTTATAGTCCTCGTACTTTTCTCTGTTTAAATCAATAATTTGTTGTTTTTGTCCCCTATCTAAAGCATTTTCACCGGATTGCCAACCTTGCCTATTATTCTGTAAATACTTTTCGTGAGCTTGATTACTAGCAGTCATTTCTCTAGTAAACTCATTTTGAATCTCTAAAATCTTCTCCCGGTTAGCTTGATCTATGCGGGTCATTTCTACTGCATTTTTAAACCTAACATCTATTTCTTTAAAGTTATTTTTAGCATCTTCTCTGAAGATTTTAAGTTCTTGGGCTTGTTCTTTATCGAACATACTCTCTGTACTAGCTAATCGCGTTTCCAAATTTTCTCTATCTGCAACTAAAGTCTTATCTAATCTATCCATTGCTCCTTCAATGGTCATACTTGTACCGGTCAAGTCAAAAACTCCACTTAACGCTCTTTCAGACATTTTTGCAGCATTAGCGCGTTTAGCGGCTTCTTCTGCTTCGGCTGCTTGTAGTGCGGCAACATTAGCTTGTTGTTCTAACTGTCTTCCTGCTGCGACCCGTTCTCCGATCTGTTGTGGTAAACCAGAAGCGGCTGCAGCTAGTTGCGACCCCAACGCTCTATTTGTCATAGCTTGCCCGGTGCGTGGATCTACACCACCAGCAAAATTCAAACCGGCCTGTGCAATGTCAAACATAATTTGAGATTTAGTCATGTCTTTTTGATCGTCTACACCTAAAGCCTCTCGATACATAGGCAAACGTTTGTCCCTGCTTGCTTGTAATTCTTCAGGACCAATATTAAATATTGGATTAAAACCCGGTAAATTTATACTGCCTATACCGAAAGGTGACATAATAGGGGTTACCGCGCCACCAGGGTTAAAGTGTTGCACAATACCGCCGTTAGCAAATTTTTGAACAGGCACCTCTTGATTAGCCGCCATTAGACCACCAAGACCTTGACCCATCTGTGTCGGCTCACCTGCTTCAGTTACCATGTCAATCTCACCGGCTAGTTTCTGCATAAGCTGACCTATACCAGAATCGACGTTACCTTCTTCTGTCATCATTATAACGGGCTGTACCATAGCCAATACAGACTCAGGTGTTTTCTCAGCGTCGTCTTCACCAACGTATTCAGATAACTCTAGGTAACGTTCTTCTAAAGGCATGGTGTTGCCGCGTAAAGAATCAATAACCTCTTTAAAGTTCTCTGCGTCGTCTAATCCTTGTGAGACACCTTGTACGTATTCTTGCCCTACTTTTTCCATGTCCCGTGCTGTAGTTTGCTCTACCGCAGCGACCATTGCTGCTGGATCGGCTTGAGGTAAAGCAGCGACGCCCGCAGGCATCATTTCTGCAGGTCCACCAGCTTGTCTAAACAAAGGTCTTTGTAAGGTATTCATTAAAATAACCCCGCGTATCTAGCTCCTGATAAAGCACTTAGTCCGGCTACACCTAATCCTGCTACTTGTTGGAAAGGTGAAGCAGCAGGTGCTGAAGGACTGCTAAGTATTGAGTATTGACTACTTGGAGCACCTTTATATATGTCTGACAAGAACCCTAACTGCTGGTAAGGCATCATTTGTGCTTGTTGTTCTGACATACGTTGTGCTTCTAATTGATTCTGTAAATTACTTCGATAAGCTCCGCCTAGTTGCATCATGGCGTTTACATCAGCTAAATTCATTTGTTGTTCAAGTCCGCCCATTTGTGCTTGCTGTTGTCCCAAGCTACCTAGTCTGCCGCCCAGTATTCCAGCTTGTTCTCCAAGTGATCCAAGACCTTGACCTAACGCACCCCTGGCTTGACCTAACCCGGCTAGTTGTTGAACATCAGCTTGCCCTAGTTGACCAAACTGTAGTCCAAGTTGACCTATGCCTTGAGCCGCCGCCATGCGTCTTGCTTGTTGCTGTTCAAACGCTTGTTGGGCCGCTTGCCGTGCTTGTTGAAAACCTTGCGAACGTAATTGAGCACCAATGCGTGATTGCTCACCTAATACGTTACGTCCTATTTCTGTTTCTTGTAGTGCGCCCCTAGAACCACCAAAGGCTCCTGCCGCCGCTGCTCTAGCTCTAGCTTGATTTAGTTGCTGTTGTCCTAGACGATCTACGTCTTGCTGTTGAGCCGCAATAACTTGTTCTGTAAACGGATCAAAAAACTCTGATATAGAAGACGGGTCAAATCGTCCCGTTGCTTCTCTTAATCCAGCAATGCCTTCGTCTCTAAATCCATACGGGGTAGCTCTGTTTGCCGCGGCTAGTGCCTGTGCCTGATCTATCGCACCTAACCCGGCTTGTGTTGCACCAAAACCTTGTTGTAATAGTGGCATTGCAGTATCGGCTATAGCGCCTACACCTGCCTGAGTTGCACCAAAACCGGCGTCTAAATAAGGTTCATACCCGCCTATACCCGCACGTAATACGTCACCAGCGCCTCTTTCTAATGCACTTAAATCCGCTACCCTATAAACTGGCGGTGTTTCACCAGAACGATCTTGAACTAAATTTCTAGCACTTTCTAATAAAGCCAGTTTTTGAGCTTCTATTTCAGGTGCTTCTCTTACAATCTGTGTGGTTGTTTCTGTTGCCATTATACTGCCGCTCTTTCAAATTTTCTCATTAAACTATACATTGTTTTCATGCCGTTGCTTCTATCTCCTGCCCCTGCGCCTCTTACTGCTTTTGCAGTCATAACAAACTCGCCGTCAGATAACATTGCAGGAACGTCGTCAGAAGTTTCTGTTCCGGGGCCCGAGATCGCTCCGTCGCGTCTAGGAAATTGTGCAGCACCGCCATCAGCAAAACCTAACGTGCTACCCGGAACCCTTATGTCTGATAGTGTGTATGTGGGAGAAGCTACCGGATAACGGATCATGTATCTATCCGGATCTTGTTCTAATAATTCTGCGCCTGTTACAAAGGCTTCTGTTTCTTCTTCTTCTTCTGGTGCATCAAAGAATCCAGTACCTGCCGCTATGCCAGAAGCTAACAATGCCGAAGGTCCAAACCTAGTTAATGTTCCGGGACCTGCCGCGGCTTTTGCTGCGGTTCTTGCTGCTTCAAAAGCAGCAGAAGATTGAAGATTTGTTGGTGTGTTAGCTAGGTAAAGATCACCCGCTTGTTTTGCTGCAAGTTCTTGCGCGGCTTTTATTTGATCCTGAGTCTTACCACCCCTAAACATAAAGTCTCCAGTTCTTTCTAAGAAAGTACGTGGTTCTGCTGGCACTCGATTCAGTGCTGCAATTGCGTCGTTAACATTAACATCTACGCCTGTTGGAACGGTTACTCCAGAAATGTCAGTCGGAGTAAAAGGCACTGTCATTGTAGTTGTAGTTGGAGTAGTAGTGCGTGGGTCTATACTAGCTAAGAAATCTTGACCAGTTTGATCTATCGTAGATGGAGGTAAATCAGTAACGGTAGTTGTTCCTGTACCTTGACCACCGGCTAGTTGTTGATTTACCGCTGTTGTAGTTTGATCAGTTACTTGCGGAGCCATTCTAGCGTCTACGTTTGCGGAAATTTGATTTTGCATTGCTCGAGTATTAGCAATACCTTGCTGTTCCATTGGCGTTCGTATAGTCCTTGTCGGGTCGCCAAAGTAAGTTCCGCCTGCCGCTCTTGCTCTTGCTGGACTAGCAAACTGTTTAAATCTTTCGCCTACACCGCCTGCCGCTGATCCCACACTACTCTTAAATCCTTCCATAAAGGTGTTGCCAGCACGTAATGATGAAATACCGCCAGATACACCTGAAGCAAATCCACCTAACGCACCTGCCGTAATTCCCGCTTTTAGAGCGTCCTTCAAGTCACCACCTGCTGCCAGTGTACTTATACCAGAACCTGCCGCCGCTCCGAATATTGGTCCGAGGGGCGTCATTGCTAAAGCGATAGGCAATACAACGGGAAGTGCTTTCTTAACAACTTTTACTACGTTCTTAACTAACTTCTTAACGCCTTTAAAAAGTTTTTTAAGAAAAAACTCTGGTTGTCCGGTAACAGGGTTTAACGAGTTAAGTTCACTACCCACAACATAACGTTCTGGCTCTAAACCCATTTTTTCCATTTGATTAAACAAATTACTTTTAAGACGAGGATTTGCCTCTAATACTTCTAAAGGAACAACTGTTTCGCCCTCTGCTGCGTGGACCATGTACTCGTCTTCGTAACGACCGTATTCTGCTAGTTTGTCCGCGACACTTTTTACTTGAGCAATGCCTGTTTCTGGAATATCGTCTTCGGTAGCCCAATCGCCCTCAGTAGCATACAAAAAAGCGGCAATGCCGCCGTCTGGAACGAATAAAGTATCTTGGTTCTCATTGTATGTTTGTAAGGCTGCTGACATTAAAAATCCTTTATCTGAATCTTATCTACCATAATAACACGCTAAATTAAGAAATACTCACTGTTACACTACCTAGTGCCGAAGTGGCTTCTATTCCCGCGGGGTGGGGCGCATTTAAACGTACAATTTTTACAACCCCATTTTGCGCAAAAAGAGCGCCAGTTTCAAGTCCTGAATCATTATCTGCTAAATTTGTTAGTGTAAAATTAGTTGCCCGACCTTCTCCTGGATTAATTACCTGTTGTTGAAAAACAGCAAAAGCTCTCACTATTTCTGCCATATAGTTGCTATCGTACTCCTCTGGCGGCGTAGGGAAAGTAGGTTGCGTTAAATTTCTACTCGACATTATCTTCTACCGTCTTGGCGTATGTCTACGCGAGGAGAACCTAACCGCCATTTAACTTCGGCACCATCACTACCTACCCTTAAAGCAAAAGAACGTCCGCGCAAACGAACATGAACTTGGTTTGTAAACTGCTCTACCGTAGTAGTGCTGGCCTTCGCCGTTTGAGTTACAGTGCTTGCGTCTGAGTTGCCGTAAGATCCACCAGGAAAGTTACGTGTTTTAAGGGTAAAAGAAGCACTTGGGGCATCTGTTATTGAGCCGTCAAAAGTAACGTCTGGAATTAAACGTCTAATAAAAACATATCCGTCTCCGTCACTTATATCCAATTGACTAGACTCTATATAAGAAGTTATTGCTGAAGCTGGTGAAGTGCTACCATCATCTAAACCGTTTTCGTGGTCGTATAAAAAGTTATCTGTTCCTGCGGCTACAGGGTTGTTGGTGATACCCCTATCTAGCCAAGCAGTCCTAGCCATTGTTCCGTAATACCAAATTTTTTGCACATAGTTGTAAACAACGTAACGATCAATTGTTTCTGAATCTGAGGACGGGTAAAACCACCAAATTTCGTCAAAAGCAGAATTTAAGGCAGCGAAAACTTTTTCTTTTTGAAACAAATTAAAGTTGTTAAAAACGTATGCTTTTACAGAACAAGGTAATTTTTGAACACGACCATCATAGAAATAAAAGTCTTCAAGTCCCATCCAAAAAACATAATCATCTACTGCTTTTGCAGATAACGGAGACATTATTGTAATGTTCTCAGAAATTAAATTAATTCCGTAAGTAAACGGCGGTCCCAAAAATTGCATAGCGTGTAAAGAAACGTCTGTAAAAACAACAATTTGCTGCCTTGTTTCAACAGCGGTCATAATCTCAGAGCCGGAACCTAACCTTAAACTACCCGCAGTATTCGTAGCAGTAGAGTTCCAAGTAATAGCTGTTTCTTGATCACTAAACCTTATTAATAGCGGGTCTTGAGTTCCAGTGTCGTCTTCTGGGTCACAACCAAAAGCAATAACGTGACGATCACGATCAGAAACTAAAACCTGTTTAGCTACCGTAGGAGCAGATACAGCATTTGATACGGTAGACAAAGGAATAGCTCTATTGTAAGAACTAGAGTAAGCACTGGTGTCCCAATAGAAGATGTTACCGTCCCTAACATTAATTATTAAATCTTCCCCAAAGTTATCGTGTGTCCACAACCTCAATATACTAGATATATCCGTCAAAGAAGTTGCAGAGTTCCAAGTTCCTCTACCCCAAGTTCCAGCGCCCCAACCTGTTCCGAGAACCGTGCTGTCCAAACCTACGTTGATTTGATACGCACCTACTACAGAACTACCACCGTTGCCGCTATCGCTGCTGTTTGCCGTAACAGTAGAACCAGATGTATCTTTAGCAGTAAACGTAAATGTGTTGGCTGTAGGAACACTAACTATTTGATATTCTTGATTTAATACATTAGCAGTTATAAGACCACCTAAAGTAGCGGCCCCCGAAAAAGTTACGAAATCGCCTTCAACCGCACCATGACTGCTATCCGTTGCAGTTATAGTAGAAGAACCATTAGTAGCGGAAAAAGTAACATCACCAGCAGATGTAGTGGTTCTTAACGGAGTTACGTCGTGATAAGTTTGACCCTCTTTTATGTAATATTTTAAATGAGTTCCTAAACCAGTGCGTAAAGTTCCGTTTAAACCAACCCAACTGTGTAAAGCACGACAAGTTCCTAAAAAAGTATTCGTACTAGCTTTAGTCCAACCACCTATTTTTTCGGGAACACCCGATCTAAATCTTATTTTTTCACAATCGAACCAACCACCTTCGTTAGTATAAGAGGTGGTTTCTCTGTTGATTCCTGGTTTAAATTGTAACTTTTGTAAAGGCATTTAAGCACCTTTTAAATGTATTTAGCTAAAATAACGGTTCCCACTATAAAAGGATAAACACCCCATATTAAAGTTTCTAGTCTTTTGAACTTTGCAGAACCCTCGTCTAGTCTTTTTTCTATGTACTCATACCGAATAGCGCACTCTCTTTCGTGCGCTTCAATTTTAGATAAAGACTCTTTTGCCGTAGACATTATTTATCCTTTGCTTTTCCAACGTTTAAAGCAAGAAGATCCACGACTTTATAAAGTTTACCTATCCAAACATCATCTTTGGGTGTGGGTGTTGAAGCAGCTATTAATGAAGCTACTGTTACTATACCGGTTACCCAAGTTATCAAATTTATTATCATATCCATAATTTTTCCTCTAGTAATTTCCCCATTTTTTTGTTTTTTTACCCCCGTGATACTCTACCGCATGACCTTCGTTTATCAACATTTTACAAATATCCTCACCATCTTCTGTATATGGAATACCGAGTATACGGCCATATTTCCCTTTTCCTAATGATCGGACCTTAAAAGACCCTTTACAAAGTTCTTTTAATCGCTCTTTTGCTGCTAACCCTAGTTTTTTCTCTGCTAAGTCTCTAGTCCTGGATTCAGGCGTGTCGATTCCATGCAGTCTAACGCGCTGTTTGTGGAGTTTTACATCAAACCCTAAGTCAAGTATACAATCAAATGTATCTCCATCTACAACGCGATCTAGCGTTGCTCTGTATACAAAAGCGTCTGGAGATTTACTCATGTAGCCACCTGTATGTCCCAACAGTTAAGATTAGCAGCAACTGTTCTTCTTTCGCCTTTACCTTGAAATGGGTAAACCATGTGTTGTAACCAGCTTGGAAACATATATAGCTTTCCTACTTGTGGTTGCACTACAAAACTTTGTGGTGGTTTTAAAATATCCACATCTGTAACATGATTTCTTCCATATTGAAAAGCTAAATACCCATCACAATGACCACTAGAGTTATATAAATTGTATTCTGGTGTTCCAGCAGTAGGTTGATCTAATATTTGTTGTGGCACTTTTGTCCACATAGTAGCAGATATACCCATTAATGTTTTTGTGCCATGACTGTGTATCGGATTGTAATCCCTTTCAAAACTATGCACTGACCATAGTTCATCCATTTCTACACGCTTATTCGTTTTGTATTGTGCGCCAGTAGCTCTTGAATAATGGTTTATGTATTCAGCACCTAAAGCACACAACATATTAGTAAAATCAACAATTTTTTTATCTTCGTGATCCATTAATAGTTGTTGTCCATGCTGTATCTGACCAACAAGTGTACTGGCAAGTGATTTTCGTTTCTTTTTCTTCAAATAAGAATCTAAATACTTATTTAAATTTTTTACCATTTCTTCTGGTACATCATGCTCTAGTACAAAAACACTAGGCATGGTATGTATTGTTGGCTGTTGCATTAACTAGGTACTGAAAATGATTCGTCTGGCGTAGGATCTACTTTTGGATTAGTAATAACTGAATCTACCATACTAGCAAAGACTACATCCCATTGTGAAACAGGACAAAGTGCTGTCAAATCAGCTTTACTAAAAGTTCCTTTTGCTGCTGCGGTAAAATCACCATTGGCTGCTACTGACCTGTGGCTAAAAGTATTAGTATAGTAGGTTGCATCACCTTCGCTATCGTTCTCGTACTTCATCTCTAAGTGCCATTCTTGCGCTTTGCCAGATGTTTCATAAGGTGTAGCTTTAGTCATTGTTTTTGTTACTGCCATTTAATTTTCCTCACTAAGTTTCTTTTCTAATTCTTCGACTTTTGCCGAAAGTTCTTGAACTGCTTTAATTAATGGATGTATAAACATTTCTTGAGATACACCTTGTTGTGTGTGATCTCCAGTAGTTATACAGTTCCAACCACCAAAATCTGGAATGTTGTGTTTGTCCATGGCTGCTTTTACTTCTTGAGCAATTAATCCATATAGTTTTTCTGGATGATCAACAGTAGTTTTTTCAGCATCGTAATCTGGAAAATTAGGATCAAGTTCTGATTTTGCTTTCCATTTAAAAGTAACTGGTCTTAAATCATTTATAAAAGCTAAACCACAATCTGTATTATCTTGTATGTCTTTTTTGTATCTTTCGTCTGACACCCTTGTCCAAGATGCGTTACTTGTAAATCCGTTATAAACTCTGTCATTACCATTACTTTTTCCAATAGTAACAAAATTTGCACCGACTGATTCAGTATAAGCACCCAAAACTATTTGATGAGTGTCTGTAGTATTATCTGTTTTTGTATCTGCTGCTGTACCAATAATAGTATTAGCACCATTAGTTGTAGCACTATCTCCAGCAGCATAACCGATCATCACATTATCCTCGGCAGTAGTAATACTTGATGCGGTGTTACGACCTACGGCTGTATTATAAGCTCCTGTAGTGTTTGCTGCTAAACAATTTTTACCAAATGCTGAATTAGAATGTCCTGTAGTGTTAGCTTCTAATGCGCTGTGTCCAAATCCTGAGTTAAACGAAGCTGTGGTGTTTGCAAGCAAGGCATTTTGTCCAACTGCTGTATTAGTACCGCCTGTTGTGTTTGCGTGTAAAGCATTTTGACCAACCGCTGTGTTATTGCTACCTGTGGTATTATCTGCCATACATTCTGAACCAACCGCTACATTTAAAGTCCCTGTAGTGTTTGCAGTTAACGCATTATAACCAAAACCTGAGTTGTTATGTGCTGTGGTGTTAGCATCTAAAGTATTATGTCCTACGGCTGTGTTTGCTGTCCCTGTGGTGTTTGCTCCTAAAACATTAAAACCTACTGCTGTATTAGAATCACCTGTGGTGTTTGAATTTAAAGCACTTGTACCAAGTGCTGTACCGTTAGAAGCTGTTGTATTAGCTCCTAGTGCCATATCTCCAACCGCAACATTATTACTACCAGTTGTATTTGCATCAAGTGTTCTAGCACCACACGCAGTGTTGTTTGTTCCTGTGGTATTTAACTCCATAGATGCTTTACCAATTGCTGTATTAGTATCTCCAGTAGTATTTGTAAGTAAAGCATCTTTACCAACTGCTGTATTGCTAGAACCAGTTGTAGTAGCTTTCCCAGCTTGTCTACCAATAAAAGTACAATCTTCGGCAGTTGTTACTGCTTCTCCAGCACTTGTACCAACTGCGGTGTTACGACTTCCTGTTGTGTTTCCTGTCAAAGCATCCATACCTATTGCAGTATTATCACTTCCAGTATTACTACCACTTGACAAAGCGTTATAACCTACTGCTGTATTGTTATCTTGTGAAGTAATTGATTGTAAAGCTGCTCTACCTACTGCTGTATTTTTTTGACCAGAAGTATTCGCACTTAATGCTTTTTCACCTACCGCAGTTATAAAACTTACATCTGTTATAGCATCACCCGCTAGATAACCGATAAGCGTATTTGAATCACCAGTCGTAATCGCAGTACCCGCTTCATCACCTACGCAGACATTGTAGTTACCGCCTGATACGATTGAGTTACCTGCGTTGACACCTGCTCTGAAGTTTGATGTTCCTGCTGAAGCCGTAATGATGTCTGCACCATCTGCAAAAGTTACATCAGCAGCAAAGTTTGCAGCACCATCAACATCTACGACATCTAGGTTTGTAGTGCCGTCAACATCAAGATCACCATTAAAGTCGCCATTACCTGTAAGTGTTAAAGCACCTCCAATAGAAACATCATCTGTAACTGTTAGATCATCTTCTACTTTTAAATCTACTACGTTTAAACTGGCAAAAGCATCAACAACCGCTGCTCCTGAACCAGCACCATCTAGGTAAACTGCTTTGGTATCACCAGCAGGTATGGTTACATTTGCGCCACTACCTTGTGAAATTATAATGTTTTGCGAACCACTTGTGCCATTTTCGATAAAGTGCAAACGACTAAGTGTGTTTGGTGCTATTGTAATAGTACAAGCTGAATCAAGTGTTCCAGTGTATTTTATGTATATTGATCGAGCGGGATCTGTTGCACCATCAGCTACAGTTGAAGTGTGCGTGTCTGCATTTGTTGTTATTGCTTCTGTGCCAAAACTTAAACCTTCTGCAATAAGCTCTAAGTTTGTATTAGTGGTGTCGCCCCAGGTGCCAGATTGCTCCCCCGTACCAATCTCCTCTAATCTTAAATCGTTTACGTATGTGCTTGCCATAATATTTCCTCTATGCTACTTCTTTCCAAGTTGGTGTTTGAGAATCATCTACTTGACTCCAATTAGGTGTTTGAGAATCATCTACTTGACTCCAATTAGGTGTTTGAGAATCATCTATTAAACCCCAAATATTAACTATTGTTGTTTGTCCGTTTCCTTCTACTCCTGTTGGTTCTACTAAAGCTTTACTTATACTGGTTACATTTCCAATAGTAGTAGTGCCTGTAAAACCTGTAACCGCTAAATTATTGTTTGTTATTAAACTTTCATCACCAAGTCCACTTGTTGACGCTACAGCAGTTACACCAACTACAGCTACGGCCTGTACTACAACCGTTCCTTGTTGTGTTGTCCCAGCATTACCACTAACTTCTGTTAAGGCTTTTGCTATTACAGTTTCAGAGCCTAATGCTGTTGTACCTGCATTACCTGTTACAGATATATTTGCAGTACATACAATACTCTCATCTCCGAGACCTGATGTCGAGGTTACAGCAGATAATCCCTGAACTGCTTCACCTATAACAACAGAGTTTCCAAGTGCTGTTGTTCCTACATTTCCTGAAACTACAACTAATGATTTTGCAACTACTGTTTCTGAACCTAGTGCAGTAGTACCAACATTACCAGTAACTTCTACAGGTGAGGGGTTTCCCCAACTTCCAGAACTCCAAGTTCCTCTACCCCAACCTGCTATATTAGCCATTAAGCTATTCTAATTATAGCGTTACTAGCATCCGCTGTTGGAAACTGTATTGTAAAATCCCCATTAGTAGAAGTTTTATCTCCTCCAAATGCTAAAATACAAACTGCTGGATCTCCAGAAGCTGAATCATTAAATATCATTGCACCATTTGCAGTAATTGTTGCAGAACTAAAAGTCAAATCTGCAAAATCTGTCAATGCTGTTGTTCCAGAAGTAGATGGATCTACTCTAGTTAGTGAGCCACCTTTAGCAGTATAATTAGTTCCGCTAACTTCGTTAGAAGTTGTATATGCAGTTGTTGCAGCCCCTAATGAAGCCGAACTTGTATATAACGCTAAATTAAAAGTGCTACCGCCTGAATTTTTGAAATTATGGACCCCCTCAAGAAGTTCTTTCTTGAACGAGGTACACATAGCTTGCGATATAGCCATTATAGTCTCCTTAAAATATCAGCCATATCTTTATGACCTTGTTTTGTTAAAAGATTGTGCATTGTAGTCCTATCACTATTTATTGCATCTTTACAAGCTAATACAATAACATGATAAACCCTACTTTTAAATGCCTCTGCCTGTGCTTTTACTTCGGGACTAGATCCCTCTGCGACAGAAACTACTTTTTCAACGGCCCTTGCCGCTATTTCTTCTGGGGAAAATCCCCTATTTTTAGTGGTGTGTACGTTTACACCAGTTATGTCTGCTTTTACTTCTACATTAAACATAAATTTATTTTTTCTTTTTCATTGATTTTTCTATTTGCAAAGCTTGTCTAGCGTGCAATTTAGAAGCTTTTTTAAGCTCTCTTACTAATTTTCTTTTTTGTGCTACAGTTAATTCTGCCACGATAACTCCTTACTGTTTATCTCGTATCACTTGTCCCGTTCTGTATTCATCTGTGCTTTCTCTGGATTCTCCAAGCATTTTAATAGAAACCATAGCTTCTGCAAAACGTTTTTCATATTCTTGTAAAACGTCCGGTTCACCTTTCATAAAAGTGTAAGCCTCCACTAAAGACCCATAAAGCATAGCTTGAGTAGCGTTTTCACTTAACCAAGTAGTGCCGCTATCAGAACCTGCTGTTAAACTTGCTGGTCGATAATAGTAATGCAGTTCTGAAGAATAGTTACTATCTGGTGTAGGTCCGATAATAAAAGTGTTTACATCAAAACTAGCATAGTAACGGGGCGTCCCGGTAGTGCTACTGTTCGGATTAAATGTTTGTATAAAATTGACGTCTTTAAAATCTAAAAAAGTTTTTACGCTACTAGACGTAATCGAAAGAGAAAAAGGCGATAAAAAATCAGTAGGCATAGCTAAAAACTGATTAGAGGCTGTCATTGTCCCAGTTGCATTTTTTCTAAAAATATCTAAATGTGTATTTTTTAAAATACGTTCTTCTGTGTTTTTTATAAAAGTATCTAAAGTTGACGTGAACGTAGTTTCGTCATTCTCAGTATAATTTTGTATTGCTGTTTTAAGCGTTGCTAATGTAAAACTCATGTTGTTGTCACCGTAACTTGTCCTATAATTCCAAAAGCTCTTATAGGCTTAAATGTTTTTTCGGATAAAATAGGCGTTCCGACATAAGTAATAACGGGTTCTATCCTATCTGGTCTGGGATCTTTTAATGCCTGGGGATCAGAAAACTTACGTATTGGTTTTAGTTGAGGGTGTTTTGGTTCAAATTCATCAAACCCAACTAACATACCCGTCCACTCTTTTCTCATTTTATTTAACGGGTAACGAAAACCAGACCTATCTGATATTCCGTAAGCTTTTTTTCCAGTTGCATATTTAGCCATGATTAACTACCGTAATAACTAAAACTAGGTGTTATCTGCAAAGAAGCTCGATCTCGGTCCTCTAACATAGCTCTGTTAAATTCTTCTTCGTAAATGGCTTTCAGTATTTCAATTCTTTGTGGTGCTCGTTTTATTGCTAAGTAATAAGCCAAACCAGCCGCTAGACAAGGGTAAAAACGAAATGGTATTTGTAAAGTATTTGTGTAGTCGTCTGCGTCGTCCATGCGAACTAAACGATCAAACTTAACAATATCAGAATTGCTATCTGGAACGGGCCAAAGTTTTAAAGTTGGGCTTATTTGACGATCCAAAAAGAACTGAGAAGGTCTTCCGGTCTGTGTTTTATTTGGTAAATTTAAATACTCACTTCGACTTAATCTAGTCAAGCCAAAATCAGTCCCGTCTCTAGTAACTACAACAGATAAAACATCAATTGTTTTTTGCACGGTAGTTAAGTCCACCGCCGCAGATAGTGTGGTTGTAGCGGCACTTGTACCGCCTGTTAGAGTTTCACCGTTACTGAAAGTCCCAGAAGGAATTGTAATAGCTATGGAAGTAGACGAAGGCAAACTTGTTATAGAAGCGGTCGCTGAACTGGTGCCACCTGTTATAGTTTCACCGACAGTAAAACTGCCGCTTGCAGCAACCGTCATGGTTAAATTACCACCTGGATAATTACCTATATCAGAAGCCAACGTAATAGAAGTTTGCTCTATGGTCCATTGATTTAAACCACGATTCGCCCAATCTGCTAAAAGCAAGTTCAAAGAACGTTTCGCGGTTTTTAAATCGTAACCAGTACGTACTTCTAAACCACAACGCTCAAAAGCTTCTTCTACATAGCTTGCTACGTCTAGTTCAAAGTTTACTGATGAGGAAGTAGCCATTATTTATTCTTCACCAAAATCACCAATTGCCGCCCCTGCCGCTACGTAACCAACGGCTGAAGCAGGGTCTGCTGCACCTAGATTAACTCGGCTTTTAGCTTTTGCTATTTTACTTTTAGGTGGCCTACCTTTACGTTTTTGTTTATCAAATAACTTTTTACCGGCTTTACCGACTTCTTTAGCTGCTTTCACGCCTGCGGCTACTGCGCCACCGGCTGCCATGTAACCCATTTTGTTACGAACCGCTTTTGGTAACTTTTTAAGGCCTGCCTGACCTTTACTTGGCTTTTTTAGGCCATTCTCCTTCTTAACCATACCGCCGGCTCTCATTCTTTTCTTAACGCCGACTTTTTTGACCATACCGCCGCCACGCATTTTCTTAACCATACCGCCGGCTCTCATTCTTTTCTTAACCATACCGCCGCCACGCATTTTCTTTACGCCTGTTTTTTTAACGGCACCGTTTCCTAAATTAACTACACTTCTTTTCATGTCTTTTCCTTCGTAAGTTTGTCGTAAAAATGTTGTCTTAGTTTAAAAACATGGGGTGCATTATTGTCCCCAAAGTAATATTTATAGTAACCTAATTTTTGTAATTTGTTAGCAGATTCTTGTAACTTTTTTAATCTCTGAACAAATATCATAGCATATTCTTGTTGAACAATGGGCTCGAAACTACCGTCGTCTATTGTTTCATTTGTTTCGTCGGCTGGATGAAAACCCATTACCCATATATCTTCATCTATAAACATTTTTTCAGATATAGCTTCATTTAGATCAACTAAATAATCGTGAAACTTTTCTGGATCTTCTTCATACGCTAAATCTACTAAAATAATAACCTCGTATTTATCTTCAAAAGTAGAAATCAAAGAATATAGAGATTGATAACCGGGATCATATTTAAAAGAAATACCAACGGTTTCCTGACCCCACGCTTTATTTGCGTAAGCGCAAACAGGTAAGTTGCCACATTCTTCGTTCGGAGTCTCTAAAGCATATTGCGACCATTGTCTAATTTCGTCGCAAATTTTTCTTTCTAAACCCGTGTAAGAAACGTGGCGCATAACTTACCTTATTTTTTAAGCATGAAATACCGTCAATGTGTTAAACGTAGACGCTGTGTATTGCACATAAATTCCGCTAGGAAAAAGAACCCCTTCGTCAGGAATAGTTAAGTCTCTAGTTGATGTTGCACTAGCCACTGTACCTACTTTGTAAAGGGAAGTTCCTGTAGGTGAGGTTGTTAAAAAATCTAACACACCTGCGGTAGCGGTACAAACTAAATTAATACCTTGAAATCTAGCTCTACCAGCAAAAATTACGTCGGCTGCCGCCGCGTTAACACCTGCTGAAACATTTCCTGCTGGATTACCTACTGCAGATATACCGGTCACTGTTTTAAAATACTTACTACCGGTAGCTGTACCAGCATTTGCACCTGTTATAGATTCTGTTTGAGAATCACCGTTAACATCAGTACCTGTTACAGTAAATGATATACCGGAATCGTCTCCAGCAGATAAAATGGTTACTACTCTACCTGCACTAAAAGTACAAGAACCGCTATCAGCTAACGCACCACCTATAGTAAGTGCCGCGTTATTTCCGACTGAGGCTGCTGTAGAAATTCCATCAGCATCTAGACCTTGAGTATCGGCGGTAACGTGTACTGCTTTTACATCTGAACCAGCCATAATTTACTCCTATTAGGCAATTTGAACGTATTCTATTATAAATGTAAACGAACCAGCAGTTGTAGCATCTACTGTGTTAGTAATGTTGCAGTAAATAGTTCTTTCAGTGTCTGTGTATTGAACAGAAGCTGGTGCTGTAGTACCGCTTTGAGTTTGTAAGACTAAAGTCGTAGTAGTTACATTATGCTCAACAACAGTCGTACCACCATCAAGTATTTCATCGGTTACCGCTGCAACAATTTGCGCACCTGAACTACTTGTACCTACTTCGTAACCAATATCTCCTGTTCCTATTACTGGAGAAGTATCACAAAATATTTTTATATCCGTAATGATTGTATTAGCTGGTTGTGTAAATTCACCTATAGAAGGACTATCTCCAGCAGTAGTGTTTACTGTTACACCAGTTGCAAAACCAACGTGTTTCACATATTTATTTGTAACAATACCCGTTGAGGCAATAACTGCGGTATCAGTAATCGCTCCGGTACTACTGTTTTTAGATACGACTTTAAAGCCGTTTTCGGACCGAACTGGTCCATTAAAAGTTGTATTTGCCATAATTACTTTCCTTTAAGAAAAACTTTATCGTCTTGGCTTGTCTGCTAGGTCAGTCGATAAAGAAAGTTAACCCTAGAAAATGTTTCTTTTAAAGTCTACCGCAAAAAGAAAAGGGCAGCAAGAAGCTGCCCCTCTTTTGTTACTTAATTTTAAATTAAGCTCCTGGAGTTCCAAACACACAACGCCAGTCAGATACTCCGAAACTGTAACGCTCTCTAGCTTTAAAACGAGAGTTTCCAGTGTCAAAGTCCCCTTCCATTGCTGTACGAATAGGAGTTCTTTGGAATAATTTAAAACCATTTGGCGCGTCAGTTTTAATGAAAAACGCATCAGTATCTGTCAAGAAGTGGTTTACTACCGCTCCTTCAGGGATCATACCCATGTTGTTCATAGCGTTTGCATCATTATCTGCTGTGCCTGATCTAAGGTTTGAGTTCATAACACGCTCTGCAATAAACTGTAGCTCTTTAGGAATAATTAGTTTCATTCCGCGAACCGCAATTTTAAGACCGCGTTCGTCTGTTAAACCTGCAATATCAATCAACATTTGTTCCAAAGAAGTTTCATTTAGGTCTGAAGCCGTTGATAAAAGGTTTCTTTGGTTTCCGCTGATTGATGGGTGAGAAGAAGAACAAAGTGCAGCACCGTCTCCTACTGGATTGCTAGTAGAAAAGGCGTTGTTTAATATCGAAGCAGCTTTGATCTGTTTGGATTGACTCATAGATCGTGCTAGTGCGCGTGTGTAACGAGCCGCTAAACGGTCATATAAGTTATCTTCAATCGCTTCTTCTGTAATACTGAAAGCCAACGCAATAGTTTCATGCGTGTAACGTGCAGTAAATGTTTCTTGCGCATCATCAAAAGAAATCGCTGCTCCTTCGGCTTTAACCGGTGCGGTTCCAAAGCCTGAAAGCATTGTTTCTTCCTCGAACGCTCGATCAGAAGTCTCAGTTTCAAAGATCTGTTCGTGTTCTTTTTCATATCTATCATACTCGAGTCCGAATAAAGCATTTAATCCGGGTTCGAGCTCTTTCGCTAGTTGTGCTCTTGAAATAGCCATTTTTTATGCCCTCTTGATTAAATGCCGGTTGAGTCCGCAGTAGTCTGCGAATCAAATCGACGAGTTGCTGCATTAAAGTGTGCATTTAGTCTTACTAACAACGGAATACCCGCTGCAGAAAAGTCACTATTTGCTTCATCATCTACAATACCTACAATACGCAACGGTAGTGTTGCTGTTGTAGCGATTGAAGATACGCTTAATGCTGAGTTAGAACGCCCCGTATCATCAGAACCTGTACGGGCAGAAGTACCAAGTGTAGCGTTTGCGAACACGCCTGCTAGAGCAGTTGCTCTATTAGTAAGTGAAGCATCAGACGCAACTTGGAATAATTGATTTGGGTTATCAGCTACAAACGCTTTTACAGGATGATTTGTATCAACGCTGACGCTGTTAGAACCCGGCCAGTAATTTAAAAAGACTGGCTTTTTCTTAACGGAGTCATGGTACATAACGCCTGTTAGGACACCTAAAGCTTGTGTAGTGCCACCACTTGTAGCACCAGCTTGGTCAATAACGCCAGCAGCCAAAGGGACTACGATAGCGTATTGATATATAGCGTTAGTGTTATCGGAAGCAATTTCATACTCGGTTACACCGGTAGAATTAGCGCCACTCCCAACAAGTCCAACAGGGCGAAGACCATAGGCAGTTTCTTGGTTTGCCATTTTATTGTCCTCAAATTAATTAAAAATTAGCCCTACGTTTTTTTGCGTGGGCCACCAAAAGTTACTCTAGATTGACGGTCAGGTTTAGTGATCGCCATAGTAGAGTGTGCATTTTCTCGCATCATATCGTGGTCTACTGCTTCAAGTTGATCCGAATGTCTTTGTCTAAAGTATTCGTTTCTTTCATCTGCTGTTTCTAACGGTAATCTAGCAAGAAGTAGCCCGCCGACTCCAAAGACACCTTCATATTTACCTGACTCCACTACGGGAGCTTCAAAATCTGGGTATTCGTCTTGACGAACAAGTTCGTAACCTTCTCGGATTTTTGCTGAAATATTAGACCTATCTTCGTGTCCTCTAACTTCTGCTCGAATCCAACGGTGTTTATACCCATCTGGTGCAGGTGGTGCATCTAGCATTGACGGTGGACGCCACGGCTTACGCCTTGTCGTAGCACTCCTAGTTTCTTTTGCACGGGAGGATCGTGGAATTGCTTTTGAACCTTCTGTAGAACTATTTAATTCTTTAGTATTTTCAGTCATATTTCACCTATCCTTTTACGTGTTTGGCGTATTCTTCTAGTGGCACACCTAATTTTTTTGCAATAGCTACTTGGCTTGGTGTGAGTTTTACCTTGTTGCGCCCAGTTTTTTTACTTCCTCGCGAAACTCCTGCAACTGTTTGGGCGGTTTTGTTACTGGTTTCGTTATTGTCTTTAAACTTATGAGCGAACTCATTTTTTATTCGACTATCTAATTCATCATAATATGAATCAGACTTAGGATCAAATCCTTCTTCTTCAACTAATTTTTTGTGTATACCAAAAGCAGCAAAAGTCATAGTGTAATCACTACCAAACCAGTCGTTTTTAGAAGCCCATGCCTCTGCCTTCGGATCAGGTTGTTTTGGTTGCTCTGGCTGTTGGGGTGCTTGAGTTAAAGCTTCGCTGGCTGCTTTTTGCTGCTGTTCTTGTTGAGCTTTAGCTTGGTTGTATCTATCTTCTGCAACCGCTAATTGTGTTAATTTACGCTGTGCTTCTACGGTTGCTTGAGAGTCGCCTGTTTCAACCGCATTTTTTAAAGCGGATTCTGCTTGAGCTTGCTCTGCAGAAATACGACTGCCGTATTCTGAAATGTAGTTTTGATCTAACGTTTGTAACCTAGACCTAACTTTATCGGCTTCTTCTTTCATACTCTGCGCGTAACGAACAGCTTCTTCTCGTTCTCGCTCAGTATCTTTTACACGCCTTGTTAATTTATTTATTCTTTTCTGAACAGCTTTTCCATACTGTTCTTGTTCTTGCTCAGAAGTAGTTTCTTTAGATTCCTCTTTAGGTTCTTCAACTTCAGTAGCGTTATCTTTTATTTCGACCTCTACTGATTCTTCAGAAGTTTCTAAAGGAATTTCTGTTTGTTCTACTTCTGTTTCTTGCATTTCTGTAGCAGACATAGATCAGTTCCTTTTAGTTATGTAGTATATCTTCGGGGTTTTTAATCGTGGCTAGAACTTCGTCGTCATTGAGAATACGAACTTCTCCGCCCTCTATTTTAAATCTGGAACCAGCGTAACGAGCAAAAACAACCCATTGTTTTTCTTCGCACCACGGTCCTGTAGGAAATTTTTCTTTATCTTTATAAGCCAAAGGACCCATTTTTAAAACATACCCAGCTACTGTTTGTATCTGAGTTTCGTCTAAAGTGTTATCAGCCAATAATATTCCGCCTTTTGTAGCTTTTGGAGGTCGATAAGGAAGTATAAGCATACGCCACCCAGTAGGGGCAGGTAGTCTTTCTAATACGGGTTCGTCTATTAAGGAAGGATCTAACGTTTTTTCTTTTGCTTCGACATAAAGAGATTTTAATAAATCTTTTTTATCGTCTTTTTTCTTTACTGCAGCTTCAGCCATCTAGCTTCTCCTGTTGTTCTAGCATATTTGAGAGCTCCTGGCGTACTAAATCTAAACCATTCAACTCCCCCATAAGTTCTCGATACTGTTCCATATTCTTTATTCCGTTATTTTCTAAAAGTTCTCTGATCTGAGTTCGTCTTTCTCTAATAACTTTTAAAGTAAATTGAACAACATCTATTTCGTCCATACTTCGGTCCTAATCTTACAGTAGATTAAACTTGTTTCCAATCTTTACCTTCAAATAACAAAGACTCGGCTGTTCTGCGTCTTACTAAACCGTCCAAAACCTTGCCGCCTGCCTTGTTCCATCTTAGGATTTGTTCTGGAACTTCTTCGTATTTTCCTTCGTTAAGAACGCGAAGCAAAGTGGAAGAACTTAAATTACCTGAACCTAAGTTGAACACCCAAGACACCATTGCATCAAACTGGTGTTGTTCTAAGGGTACTTTAACCATATCGTTAATGTAGCCCTCATATTCGTGCATTTCCTCTTGTAGAAGCGTTTCTGCTTCTTCCTGAGTAATTTCCATATCCTCGGTCACACCTTTAGTTGAGCCGTACCCAATTGTTAAAACATTTGCGGCGCATCTATAAGCTTTAAGTTCACAACCTTCAAACTTTTTTATAAGTGATAAACCTTCTTGGGATATGTTCATTTTTTTGCCTTTTTCTTTTTTGCCTTTTTCTTTTTAGTTTTCTTTTTAGCCGACACTTTCGTATCTTTTTTCTTAACAGTCCATGCTTCGTTTACATCTGGCGTGCTAGGATCATCTGCTACAAAACGTCCTTTACAATCTTTTGCACGAACTTTTTCTTGTTCTGTAACTTTAAAAAGTGATTTAAACCAACTTAAAATACTCATGTTAAACTCCTAATTTATGATTAATCTTCTTGTTTATCTAAACTTCGGTAATATTCATTTATAGATAAAAGTTGTCTTATGTATCGTTTAACTTCCGCAATATTATTAGACAAATTTTCATAACCTTTATTTGTCAAACCATAGTAGGCTTGTGCTGGGGCCTCTTGATTTTCCAAATCGTTTAGATATTCTTGCATTGTTACCGGCGTTAGGACGGTCCACTCGACCGGCATGGCTGTAATTTGATTAGGTAAGGGTGGGTGATACATAGGAGCGGGTTTTTCTACAGTGACAATTTCAACCGGTTTTACGTCCGGTTTAGTAAAACGAGCATCAAGTGCGGTGCAACCGCTAAGAAGCGCTGTCAGTATCAGTAGTCTCAGTATCTTCATTAAATTGGTCTGGATCAGTAAGTTCTTCTAAATCTTTTCCTACCCTAGCTGTCGCTCTGTTTACTAAACGCTCGATCAATCCTGGTTTAGCCATAGATAAAACGTTTAAATCGTGTTTTGCAAACTTTTGTTTTAAATTATTTACTTGAACCTGTGCGGCACTATTTGCCAAAGTAAGTTCTGATATTTTTAATTTACTTTCTTTTTCGTTTTCTAAATACTTTTCTATTTCTTCATTCTGCTTTTTTATTGAGTTTTCTAACAAAACTTGGTTGTCCATTGCTAACTGTAGTTGGGCTGTCAAAACAGCTTTTTGCGCTTCAGCACGATCGTAGTAAAGTTTAAAGGAAACAAGTGAAGTTAATAATAAAGTTCCTAAAACTGCAGATATTTTTAAATTCATGTTTGAGAGTATACACAATTTTTAAAGATAATATACAACTTTATCAGAAAAAATTAGCTTCCTTGCCTAATATTGATAATTGACGACGTTCCTCCGTTTACGCTAACCTGATTGACTTTTCCCTCCTGATCTATACGAATATCGTAGCTGCCATCTTTAGATACCTTAATTTCTAGCTTGTCTTCTACTTGTCTTATAAGTTTTACTTCTGAATCAGTTATAAAGCTAGATATTTGAGTTTGGCTATCATACCCAACTGCTGTTCCTCTCAATCCTTGCTCTGACAATTGTGCGTCTGCTTTTTGCAATTCATCTACTTCCTGTATTACATCTAACAAATCTTCAAGAAAATTAGCAGCAAGGTAATCTATATCTAGTTCTGTATACTCTAAATCATCTTGTTCTAGTTCATCTGTATCGAGTTCGTCAAACTCCAAAAAATCAACATCTAGTATTGTATTGTTGTTCGCAGTCCTAGAGTCATCTGTATCAAGTTCGCGTTCTTTTGGTGGATTTACAATCAAGTAGTTATCAATCATATCTAATGTAAGATCGAGTATGACTGGATTAGTGGGTGGTGTTTCTAGGTTATAAACGGTTGTAGCTTGGTATGGTTTATTTAGAACCACACTACCGAAAGCCGTTGTAACAACTATCTCACCAGAACTGTCTCCATTTTCATCTGGTAAAAGAATGACTAAACTCTCACCAGACTCTTTTACAGTGATTGTGAAGTCCGTTCCCCTTATTCCAATTGTAGCTGCGTTTGTCTTTATTGAGATATTTTCTTTGGGTATGCGTGGTTTCTTACTAGAAATAAAACGGCCTGTTCCTTTAACGAAGTTCAAAGCCATACTAGATTTGCTGGGGTTGGGGTCGAATACAAACTTATCTATAACGACATTTGAATGTTCTGTCAGTCTGATTGTAGTATCGTCACGGAACATAACGCCCATTCTGCCGTTACTGGTTTCTAGGCGATCCATAGCGTTCAGTGAGAAGTCAATCACACTTTCGTATGGCTTGTCTCTTACGACTCTGGTATTACCTTTTAGTTCTGTAATACTTCCTATATCAACAGCTTGTGCTAGTACCCTGGTCTGATTGGTTAATACATACGCTTCCGCCAGAACCAGAACTAACGACCCTAAGCCAATCATTGTCTTGCGTAGATTGTTGGTCAATGTCAAAACTCCTTGTTGATCCATCATGTTCTAGTTTGAAGTAAACGCCAGCGTAGCCGTCCGCATTGTGGTCAACGGTATTTGAGTCACCATCTAGGTCAATATAACTTGTACCTGAGTCTACATCTAAATCAATATGGACAGTGTTACTACTACCTTGCACAATCGTATCTATATCTGCACCACTCGCTAAACTGTTGGTAGCTAAGTCTAGTGTCATGGTATTCGTACTGCCGTCTACGTCCACATTTATATTGGCGTTGTCTGCCGAGTTCGAGTTACCAGGATCAACTTGTATGGTGTACGAGTTAGTATCTCCATCAAAATCAAATATACCTGTGAGGCTATCTGCATTAATATCACCTAACATCTTGTTATTATTACCTATTTGGTTGACATCTAATGTCATAGTTGCACCATCTAAATCAAACTCAGTCATAGAGCCATGTGCTGAGTTTAGACCACCTATAATGTTGCCAGAACCTAACTGCTCTAAGTCAATGTTTGCTGTCGCACCTACTTGGTTAACAAAGATTTCATTGTCGTCTGCATTTGTTCCAACGGCAAAAACTAACAAAGCTAAAAGAACAACTGCGGTAATTTTATTAAATTTATTCTCCATACTCCCAATATCCTCTTTCTATGCCTGTGGCAATTATTTGTAAAACACCTTCTTCTATGGCTTTTTGTAAAGCAATTGAGGAACTTTCTGTTTCTGTGACACCGCCCTCTACTTCTACTAACTGCGTGCCTTCCTCTATAAATCTAAAAATGTCTTGGGATAAACTAACTGAAAGTATTGTTTTTGAGACAAGAACCTCAATCAATATTTCCCCCGTAGATACTGAAACAAGCCTTAGACTGATTGTGATTAAGTTTTCGACAAACTGTTTTGATGAACCTATGCCTAACCATCTAGCCCCAGCACCGCCGCTTTTTGTACTTGTATCATAACTCAATACACCACCTTGAATCAAAAGTCCAGCAAAAAGCAAAGGTTTTACTTCTGTTTCTTCTTCAAACGATTCACGTGTACTTCTAATAATTTGGCGCTCTTTGGTCAAAGAGTCGAGTCCTACCCGCTCAGTTACTCTAAAAAACTCTCCGTTTGCAGCGTGTTTAAGTGCGCGAATTAAATAGGCTTCTGGGGCTTGGGTTATAGCGGTACTGAAAAGAGCAAACTGACCATTACTTTTGCGTTGCCCTGTGTGATCCATAAAACTACTTGGATAAATAGCTATTACAGGTTTTCTTTTGGCCGCGGGTAAGTTTTTTAATTCTTCGGACTGTAAATCCAATATCGAGGATTTTTGTATAACAATGCTAGGTACACCGCCACCCTCTAATAAATTCTTAGAAGCGCAACCACTAGAAAGTAAAATCACCGACAGGAACAGAAATTTCAGTTTTTCCCCCGTTTTCGTCAGTAATTGTGAGCGTAATAGTTTCTGCTTCAACAACATACTCAATCGTATTTCCCTCTAGTTCAAGTTTACCCTCTGTAGATTTTTGTTCACCAAATAGTTGTTCTACCATTTGACGAGACAATTGCGCATATATACGTGATTCTAGGTTTCTTATAAAACGCGCTAATGTTGTGTTTTGAGCGTCTCTAGCTAATTCATCTTTGTACGCTTCTATTTCATCTTTGACCGCTTGTTTTCTACTAGCTTCTTGTGAGTCAACTGTTAAGTAATGTGAAGAAGTGTTAATTCCTGAAAAGCTAGGGTTTTTAAACTTAAAAGAAAGAGTATCTACCTTTGCGTTAATTTTATTAACAAAAGAAATAGCCACAAAAAACAAACAAAAATAAAAGAATATATTAGTTATAAACTCTAGTTTATTTTTTCTTTTCATTGTCTTCTACTAACCTATTTTCTTCTTTTAATTCTAAAACAGTATTGACTTTCTGTTGTAATCGTATCATATCTTGATCTAACAGTCGTAATTGATCGGTAAGCCTAATTATAGTCACTTTCATTTCTTGGACGGCAGGATCTATTTTATTGGTGATAGTTTGCCATACAAAATAAACAAAGTAACCTAAACCTACTACCATCACTACCGGAAAGCCAAACTCGGATATAAGCGCAACTATATCCATTATTTAAACTTCTTTTGTATGTATTTGATACCTGCATATATAGATAAACCATATATTGCAAATAACGTAAGACTGCCGAACACAATCAAATAATCTGATGGATATAAGTAAATTAAACCAAATAAACCATCAACGACTGCTTCTGCATCACCTACCGGGGGTAAACTAATCTCGTCTTGCATCTATCTTTCCGTCCTCAACAAAATTCTCTGCTCTAGCTATTCTATCAAGATCGGGCGATAAATTTAAAGCAGCAGATACGCTAGTGTCTATGCGTATCATATCGTTATTCATTGTTGCTGCTCTGGTGATAAGCATTTTAGATATGGCTTGGACTGTTTGTATTTCGCCTACTAAACCGTCCATAAGTTGTTTCATTACAAGAAAAATAAAGTAAGCCATGACAAGACCGCCAGCCACGGGCAGCCCTAACTCAGCTATTAATGTAAAACCCTGTTCCATTGTTCTACTTTAAAGTCCATAGAAAAATCGTCTTCGTCAACAATTATGTCTAACACGCCAACGACGCTACAATCGTATTCTTTTGCTTTTTGCTCTGCATCAAAAAAATCACTGGCTACGATACGTGGCCCCTCGTAAGGCGTACCTTCGTGATAAAACTCAGTCAAAAAGATTCTTTTAGGCACTTATTCTTCACCTTTGAAGTTTTTACTAGAACTAGCACTCCCTGCATATAGTCCAAACCATGCCGCCCCTGCACCTACAATTATAGAAATAAGGCCAGACTGTTCTAGGTTAGGCTCTGGTAACTCCATGAACCACATAACAGAATAATACAATAAAAATATATATACACTTAAAAACATACGAGGAAATATTCGCCAGGCATCTACTGCTCTAGCTAAATGAATCCATTTTTGATAAGGGTTTATGCCACGGTTTACGTGAGTAGATCCAACCTCTAATTCAATCTCTATTTTCTTTTTGAGTGTTTCTTGCTCGTCTATCATTTCGTTAGCCTCTGCGAGTTTTTCATTCATACCATCTACCTTTTTCTAGCCGTTTTAGCTGCTCTTTTAAAGGCACCTTTTTTGGGAGCGCCTTTAGCACCCTTTTTACGCATTTTTCTGCCTTCTTTGCGTTTTTTATTTATATTGTAATAAAGACCTCTACCGGCCATATTTATCTCCTATTACCATTTAACCTTGTCAGCCCACCAAGCGGCAGACATTTTTCCGCGTCTTATGTTTTTTGCGTGCCGAGCCTTAAAAGATTTTCTCTTTGCTTTCATTCTGGCAGACTCACCTTTTTTGGCTTTACCTGCTGTTCCCTTCAAAGTTCCCACTCTTTTACCTTGTTGTCCAAAGCGAATAGTTTTTATCTTATCGCCTTCTTTTGCAACAACAACGTGTGACTTAGTTGGGTGATTGGGCGTTCTTTTAGGTTTGTTATAACCGCTAACGCCCGCTCTAGCTAATCTTGGGTCTTTTTTCTTTGCCATTACTTACGTTTCCTTCTTGTGGTTTTCTTTTTATGCAAACCATGTTTAGCGTGCTGCTTTCCTTTTGCAGTAGCCGCACGTTTTTTCCTATTGGCCGCAGCTAACTTACGCCTGCCAGCAGGAGTGGATTTCAGTCTTTTAATTTTTGCGGCCGGTGCATAAACTTCACCAGTCTCAGAAGATTTCTTACCGCTTGGTGTTCGCCATTTTTGTCTAGTCCACTTTTTTAGTGATCGCTGGGACTTTTTTAAAGCCACTATCTATAACCCCCACCAGCAGCTTTGTATTGTCTTGCCAACATCTGTGCTTTTCTAGCACTCCATTGACCTGCTCGACCGCCTTTTGATCCAGCTTTAATTTTGTTAAAAAGACGTTTTCTCATTGCAGGTTTAGTGTAGTTACCTGCTTTATTTACCGTAGATTTCTTCTTAGCCATGTTAACAACTTTTAAATTTGCCGCCACGTAAAGCTGCTCTCATTCCTTTTTTCTTACCAGAAACCATCTTCCCAGTTTCAATATTGGGAGTAGCTTCTTCAACTGATGTTGAATAAGGAATAGAACCCTGTCCATCTATAACGAGTTTAGATACAGGTTTAGGTGCATCTTCTCCTGGACCGCTAATAATGTGTACTTTGCTCATATATACCTCTCTTTATTTTATAACCGCTCCGTGACCCCTAACCGCAAGACCACAAGATTTTTTTGAAGTTACCGAACCTCCTTCACTATAATAAGACGTCGGATCAAAATCTTCACCTTCTTTCTTTAATTTTTTTCTAAGTCTGTCTTCAGCAGTTTTTACCCTGTTTTTTAACTTTGTCTTTGGGTTTGCTTTTGTAAAACCATATTTTTCGGCATACTTTAATTCCCCTCTTGCCATATATAATTCATTTTCGGCTAATTCTACATCTCTGCTTTTTGTTTTAGGCGCAACGTAAGTTCCTTCTTTTTTCTTTCTGGCTATGTTTTTCTCAGCTTCTTTCGCTTTCTTTGCAACAAACCTTAAAGCATCTGCTGTTGTTTTTAAAACCATTACTTACCTCTCTGTTTCATCATTTCACGTTCTTGTGCTGCTTGTATTCTAGCCGCAGTTTGACGTTCATTACTGGCTATACGCTCTTGTAGTTCAGCCGATCGCTGGTTCAAACGTTCGTAATCAAACTGTAGCTCTTGTTGATCTTGTGCAAGATTACCTTGAACCTGCTGTTGCTTAATGGCAAGTTCTTGCTGTTTAAGTCCAATCAAAGGATCTGGTTTTTCTTGTCCTGCACCAGACAACTGCTGACTAAGTATCTTAACTTCCTGCATACCTTGCGCGATAAACTGTGCTTTCAGTGCTTCAAACTCTAAACTTCTAGGCGGTTCTACTTCTCCACCCTCTGCCATAGTTTCTGGTGGCATCATGTTTTCTGGTGCTGCTTGCTCTATACCACCTAAAGGCATCTGCTGTTGTTGTGGCATAGGTTGTTGCATAGCTGCTTCTGCTTTTTCTTCGGCTTGCACTCTCACGTGTTCCATTACGTGTTTTTGTAAATCCATAGCAACTTTTGGCATTTGTGCAATCATAGGCGAACTACCAAAAATAAGGTGTGCTGTTATGTGTGCTTGGTGATCCTGTCCTTTAAACACTTTCAAAGGCACATTTTCCATAGCATCTATGTTCTCTTGGGCCGGGTCGCGTGGTTCGGCGTTATCGGTAGTATGTGAGACTAATATTTTATCTACATCACGTACCCCTAACGATTCATACATTCTTCTATACACTTCAGGTATGTTATGTATTTCAGGTGCTTGCATAGCTAACTGTAACTCAGTCTGAGCTACCGCTATACGTTGTGCTTGAGAAAATGTATTCGGGTTAGATACCGGCATGATGTCTACGCGATCATCAAAGTCCATGCGTTTAACAGATTGATCTGCCCCCGCTACACTGTACGGGTAGCTATCAGGTAAGTAATCCGACATAACTTTAGCCAGTAACTTAAACTCTACTCGCATTGCGTAATGCAAGCGTTTGTGTATAGCACTCATTACCCGCGTGCCTTGTTCTAGCATAGCAATGGTTGTACCTACTGCGGCCTGCTGATTACCGTCACCTACTTTAAGATCAGTAATCGTAGCAAATCTCTGCGCGGCATCTACAACAAAACCAAGTAATTGAAATAAAGTATTGTCCGGTCCCTTAAACGGCAACGTCATTAAGCTATCACGGATCGCTCCGCCGGGAGCGTCAACGTCCCTAAACTCTCCGGGTTGTAACGGATCGTTATCGTCACGTATACGCAGTCCGCGTGCTTTAAAACCAGCCGGTAAGTTAGATAAAGTACCTGCATCAATAAGTTGTCTTAACGCTGCTGTCGCAGTACGAGACAAACCACCTATTGTGTGTATTAAACCAAGTCCGTAGAAACCAAAGCCTGGGAGAAACTTATAATGTATAAAGTATTGTATTTTGCGTTTGTTTTCGTCCTCGCTGCGATAGTTTCTACGGATAGAGAGAACTTGTCCGTTGTCTTCGCTAATTGTAACTACATAAGGAACCTTGATTCCCGTTGATTCTCCATCTTCGTCTGTTTCTTCATAACCCGGTAAATCTAAATCAACGTGGCACTCTAACAAAGTACAATCGTAATCAATGTTAGAAGGTGAAGTTCCCGTAATAGTGTCAATCCCGTCTGTAACACTATCGGCTTCTTCCTGTGCAGGAATAACCGGAATATCTCTGTAAAAACCAGCTACTTGTTTTTTACGTAAATCGTTTAATGACATACGAACAACGTGCGTAATGTTAGGACACGTTTCTAAATCATTTGCTTCGTAAGGCACAACCAAGTTTTCTGCTGGCACAAACTTACTGACAGCCCGGTCCAAACCTTCGTCGTAATAAACTTTCTTAAAGGTAGATCCCGCTAACGGTAAGTAAAATAACATTTGATCGAACTCAGGGGTGTATTCTTCCATTACATCTGTAATGTAGTAATTCATAAACTCTCTGACTCGCATTGCTTGTTCTTCTTTGGCGTGAGTCGGTGAACCTAGAACTACAGTCCTAACAGGTCCACTTGAAGGTAATAATTCATTAAATGCCTGCGCTTGAAACTGCACCGCAGCTTCTGCCAAAATAGGGTGCGTGACGCCTGTTGCACCACGGAAAGGTTCTGCTCGATCTTCGTAATTGAAACCGAGTAACTCTAATCCTTTTGAGTAGGCTTCTTCCCAATCTGAACGTGACGCTTTGTTAGCTTCAAACTCAGACAAAAGATCGCTGGCTATAACACCCAGTTCGGTGTCGTCCATATCTTCAGCAAGGTTTTCGTAAAACTCACCTGATCCGCGAAGCGCGGACATTGGGTCGAAATCTAATACTACACTACCATCTTCTTCTTCGGTGATCTCAATATCCTCTGGCATATCCATAGGAATATCGCTGACCAAAGATTCTATTTCTAATTCTTCTGTTATTTCTTCGTCGGGACTCATGCCCTGTCTTTCTACTAAAGAAACTACTGGTTCGTTTTTTTCTGCCATGTTAAATACCTTTAATAGTTAGGGGTAAGACTCATAATCCCACCGCCCATTGCTTTTCTAGCTGCACCGCCTCTGCCTCTACCGCGAGACCCAAGACCCGCGATACCTTGTTGACCAACATTCACAAATTCTAATGGGTTTGTTGCTGCCACCATTTCTTCTGTTGGTACGTTATATCCTGAAACCAAGTTATATTGAATATTAGGATTAGGTGCTACTCTTTCTGGTATGGTAATTGTAGGATTGTTAGCCGGTGCCATTGCACCGCCAAATCCTATTCTTGATTGTAAGTCTGCTAATGCTCTTGCGGTTTCAATTGGTGTTAGCGGTGGCTTATTGCCTCTTTCTGCTGCACGCATTGCATCAAAAGCCGCCTGCCTAGCTTCTCTGTCTCTGTCATATTGTCCAGATTCTGTATATTCGTTTCTGCCTGATTCAAACGAAGATCCCGCGCCACCGTATAACACATTTAGTGCTTGGGCTTTACTCGCTCTATCCATAGCGGTGTCCATTGCATTATCAAAGGCTCTTTGATTGGCTTTAGCTAACATAGCTTCGTCACCTAAAAAAGAAGCTTCCGGATTTGGTACAAAAGCGGCACCCATTAAATCAAGAGAAGAACCTATTTGAGAAGGTGTGCCATACATTCTATCTGGACTTGCAACCGGCATGGGTTCCATGTCACCTAAAGTTTCGCTAGGCAAGAGACTTGGTAAAATAGTGGCGGGATCAACAAGGGATAGTCCAGGGCTTGACGATACTTGCGGAGTGAACACGGTGTCTTGTTCTGCAGGTATCATTATCGGTTGTCTCGGGTCTGACAAACCTTGTGGAGCAAGGTTAAGGTTGAAGGTGGGTGTGGTGATATTGTCGATAGACATACCGGGTGTCGTAGCAAATAGACCACCCCCTTGTTGAAACTTTGGGATTGTTTCACGTGAAACATTTAATGGTCCTTGTTTCGTGTTTCGTGGAACGTTAGTAATACCCATAATAAAATCTCTTTATAAAATTTATATTAGTCTAGCATAAATTAACCATAATACGCATTAACTTTCAAGCGTTCAGACGCATCTGTAATATCCCAATCATCAGACGGCGTTTGCACAAAATTACCTTGACGGTACCGCATAAGTGCTTGTGTCATGCTATCCACCAAGTCGTCGTGTCTGCCATTGGGAAAAGCAGCACATTCTTCTATCATTTCTTCCGCCCACGGTTCGTCGGGGGCCCAAACCATTCCAGCTTCAAACAAAGGTGAAATGGAATGTACTCTGGAAAGTTTATCGTTACCCTTACTTGGCGTAAAATTGACCACGGGTATACCCATTTGTCGCAATTCGTGTGTTAGTGGCATACCGGACGCCTTTGCCTCAATAATTACCGTCTCAGGTTCCCAAAAACCGTACAGTTCTTTGGCAACGGTTTTTAGTTCAGGAAAATCCCACCGCCCTTTCTTGACATCTAACAAGATAATGGCCGGTGAACCGCCTATTTCTTGTGGATAAAACACGCCCCAGGTGCTAATTGCACTAAAATCAGCCGTTTCTTTCTTAGAAAACGCCGTATCGTAGCTTTGAATAACAAATTGTAGGTTAGGAACCTCTGGTTTTTCCCATTTTAACCACCATTCGCGTTTTAGTATGGATAATTCTTCTGCAGTTGGATCTTGCTGGTACTGTGCGTTCCATTTATAGGGCGGAACGGACGCTTTTACGCTCAATAATTCGTCTTTTGACCAAAACTCCGGCCAACAAGGGTTCCCGGACGGCATTAAAGCGGGTAATTCTACAATTTCCCACTGATCTGCTCTTTCATCTTTAGCTTGCGCACGTATAAGTTGACCTGTCATGTCTTTTTCTGACCAACGAGTTTGCACCAAAACGATTGCGCCGCCCGGTTGGAGCCTTTGTCGGGGTCCCCCAGTGTACCAATCCCATGCTTGTTCAAAACCACTGTTAGATAATGCCGTTTGTTCCGAGTGCGGGTCGTCAATAATAATCAAATCACCACCACGACCGGCTAAGTTTGAACCTACACCCACCGCATAATACATACCACCGCTTTTTGTGTCCCAACGACCAGACGCTTTACTGTCTGCAGCAAGTTCCGTTTTTGGAAAAACGTTGGAATAGTCTTCTGTTTCAATTAAATTTTTTACTTTACGGCCAAAGTTAACAGCAAGTTCCGTGGTGTGTGTTGCCTGAATAATTTTCATAGCAGGATTCCTACCGATCATCCATGCTGGAAACAAAAAGCTGGCAAACTCACTTTTTGTGTGTCGAGGTGGCATATTGATAATCAAACGTTTAATTTCACCGTTTGCTATTTGTTCTAATTTTTCTGCAACTATTCTGTGGTGATTTCCAGAAATAAACTCAGGCCACATTGCTTGCACAAAATGTAAAAAACTATTTTGACAGTCCTCTACTTTTTGTAATTGAGCAAGCCGTAGCTTTAAACGTAATAATTTTGTTTCGTCTTCAAGGAGGTTCATGGCGAAATTGTATTAAAAACAGATTCCCAGTCTATGAAAGGTCCTTTGAACTCAGCGGTTTTTTGGGACCCTTTTATTCCGTCCATGACTAAATTGACAGCTTCTTCTCCTTTATAAAGAATTATACGAAAATCTTTTTCATTTATTTTTTGGTGTTTGACCAAAACCCAAACGCTTGCGTGTTGATGTCTAGTCAAAAAAGATACTTGATGGGGACGTAAACCAACCTTATTGCCGTTACAAAATTTTAATTCTACTAAATGAAGTTTGCCTTTTTCATCACAAAGCATGACGTCCGGAACACCGGGCAAGGCCCACGATTCTAATCTAGTGGGTAATATTTTCGGACGAGTTCTTTTCAACGCTTCCCGAACTTGTTTCCAAAGTCCGGATTCTTTCGGAACCGCTGTCCTCGGTATCTGTTTGTTCTTCACTGGGCGGGGCATAACCTTTTATTTCCTGTATTGCTTTTAAAACTTCTTCTTTTGACATTTGATCTATACTGCCGTGACGGATCTCGCTTTTACTTATGTAGATGTCTCCCTGTGCTTGTCCTCTACGATACTCTGCTTGTACGGCTGCCGAGTAAGCACCGTTCTGTAAAGCTTCGTCTCTTATTCTTTGTAACTCGCGAACGTGTCTTCCGTACGTCACACCATATTTTGCGTCTAATTCTCTGCGATACTCTTTTATTGCAGCAACAACATGGGGACTTCTATCAGGGTTTGTTAGTTCGTATGCTCGAGTATGAGCGGAACTTGCAGAGTAACCCGCGTTTATCGCAGCCTCTCTCAGGGTAATGTGACCATCATTGGCAACTATTTCACGAACGAATAGTTCTTGTTTACGTGTCAATCTAGTTTTTGCAGACAACCCAGGTCGTCCGTTCTTTTTAACTTTCTTATTGCTCATTTGAAAAAAATTCTAAAATTTTTTTTCGCATAAAACAAGCTTTGGGACTCTAAAAATAACGTCAGTTAACGTCATATCGTTTTTCACTGAAATGTTTGCGTAAAACTGAGTTATAACCGTCGCAGCCAGAGACATATAGCGCGGTCTGTAAGTCGTTGATTTATAAGGATTTAATCACGGATCGTAAAGAATGCTTTCAGGGGTCCCTAAACGTGTTGCAAATGAGTTGACAGTTGACCGCGCCTCGAGGATCGCGGATCGCGGATCACGGATCGGGCCACTTTTTCCGCGATTAGATCTAAAATTCCGACGGGATCGGGTCCGATCGGATCGGATCGGTAGCTTTTGAGCATGGATCGAGGGGCACGGATCGGCAAGGTTAACTGATAAACATATTGTCCACAGCTTGCGCGATTGTGGATAACTAGCGGTTAAAAAATGACCAATTTGCGGTTATGTATCAGTCGATAGCGGACCGCATGAAAAAAACGGCTAAAATAAGCCATTTATTTTTAGCTGCGAACGACCCACCAGGGCAAAAGTTATTCACAGCGACAATAGTCAAGGACCAAAAGTTATGCACCAGTTATTCATATATCGAGTGTGAACTGGGATCGAGGGCTATCGAGTGGCTATCGAGTGTGAACTGGATCGAG